TCATAGGTCTAGGGCTTTGAAACAAAAGGTCGGCATCTCTCCACAAAAGCGACCACTGTTTATCTTGAATGAAGGCTTCGGACTTAGCAGCACTTCCTACTACAAGAGCCAGTTCCGCACCAAGGGTCTTTAATTGCCCATCGCTTTTATAGTCTTGTGGGTCTAATGTTCTAAAAGGATTTCCACTATTCTCTGTTAATAGAGCCATCATCCCCCTTTTGTAACTTCATAATGTTTCTCCTAATAGTAAACCTCTTTCTTAAACAACTGATATAGAGCGTAACGCTCTAGCAGTTTACAATGCTCATCTAATAACCATTCTGCGAAGGCTCTTGAAAACAAAACTTCTTCTGGAAAACCCACTAAAAAATTGTCACAAATAGTTTTGCGGTAATCTTCATAGCTTTTAATTGGCACATGAATACCTCCAAACGTGCGTCCATGACGCACAAAAAATGAGTTACTAAAACAAATCCCTAAACGGGTCGTTATATGGAGGAGCTTGTGAATAGCTTGATTGCTCCCTTTCAAAAGTAGTTACAGGATTTTCATCTATACTATTATTACTATTGTACCTTGAATACTTTCCTAAGCCATATATAAGATCATGACGCGCTTGGTCCTGCCTACTGGCTATGTATTCCATGTTTACAGAATTAACTCTAGCGTCCATATCAGCATAACCGCCAAATTGCTCTGTCATCAATGATAGCGCACTAACAATGTCATCATGGGCATCGTCACTAGTTCCTGTAAACTTTTCCATTTCATTGTATATTTCTTCTAACCCTTCGCAGGAATTAAGAAAATACATACGCTCGTCGCCTAGTAACCTAAGAACAGGTTTAGCTTTTAACATCTTGGATCGCAGCTTACTTCCAAATCCGAGAGAACAAAACTCTACTGGAATACTTATACGAAGTTTATCCATTTCCCGACGCAGTTCACGAGACATCCACTTAACGCCTACAGAATCTTCTATGGCAATTCTACGTGGCTTCCACTTAAAAGCCGTATTTGCAATAACAGATGGAAGTTCAAACTCGTTAAATCTTCCACGAACCATGTTTACAATATAGAATCTACCACCATGAATCAAAGCAGTTAATATAACTGTATAATCTGCCCATGCTTTTGTAGAGTACGCGGTGTCAATTGTTGTCACCATAATTCCTTGACCCGGAAACTCTCTATGCGGAATGGTTCTACGAAGCAGTAATTCTTTAGGAAACTTAACCTTGTTTATCTTTCTGGGATTATTAAGATACTTAATAGCGAAGTAGCCGGTATCTCCGTCTTGGTCTTCGTCGGTATCGTTCATTTGTTCTTTAATAAGAAACTCATAATTAAGTCTCTCAGGAAACCAAAGAACATAATCCTCTTTTTTCAGTTCCTCTTCAATTTTACCAGCCGCAATAGCCGCTTCGTTAGGCCACCAACAAGCCCTAAGATAAACCTTAAATTGTACGCTACTGTTAAATCTTCCGCTATCTACACTACCTTTAATGTTATCAGTATAGCCATTCTTAATAGCAAACTTTTCTTCACGCTTAATGGTCGATCCATAAAAATCATTTTCATCGTACCAAGTTCCTATAACATCAAAGAACCCAAACGGATGCAACATAGCTTTATTAATACTTATCTGCTTGTTTACGTCTTTAATACGATTTATGTTTTTACTGTTTTCGTTAGTAACAACGTCATCTAACTTCATTACACAATAGTGAGAACCAACTAGAGCCTGTTCAATAGAACCGGCTTGGATTGTAGGTTCTTTATCGTCATCGGCGGCAGGGGTTTGAAACTCTAGCTCTGTGCCTTCTCCGGGTTTAATGCAATGTTCTGGAAACAATACTTGGAAACAACTATCAGACCATTCTCCGGTTTCTTTATCTTGTAGCTTAGCGGGTCCGTAAGCGGGTTTACCATTTGGTAACAGTTCTCCGGTTTCTTCTAAAGTACAATGCTTTCTAACCTCACCTACGAAATCCCTAGCTAGACGGTAAACGCCTGTAAGAATTAAAACTGTAATGGAAGGAAAGCATATAAACCACTGAATACAATCTGCCATATCAATACTGGATTTAAATCCGCCTCTAGGGACAAGTAATAGCTTCTCCTTGAGGTCTGTGTAACTGTTGGCGAATTGTTCAAAAGTTAAGTAAGTAGGGTCTTTTCTAGTGAAGAAATCATTACATATCTCTTCATGAGTAAACGCTGTAGTTTGTGAGTATTTTTCTAACAAATGGCACAAAAAATATAAATTAGTTTGTGCGAGGTAACGGAGTTTTAGAAGTTCATCGGCACTATCTTGGGTTGGTTTTTCCCCTATTCTCACAAGATAACTGTGCCAACTTTTAGCAACTGTTTCTTTTTGTTTTTCTGTTAATTTAGAAAAGGCTTTTTTTGCTGATATTAGTAAGTCTGCTTCGGAAAGTTCACGAAACTGATAATGCGCGTTAGCTCTGCAACTGTTGTATAAATTTCTGAGTTTTTCAATTCGCATTATCCCTCACCACGTTACTTCCAATGTGACATATTATCTGCCATAACAGCCATTGACCGTACATGCGGGTTATCGCTATTTTTAGCCTCTTTTATTCTATCTTTAGGAATCTTTTCGTTGGGGTCAATGCCTAACGCACGATGCAAGCCGCCTTTTTTCAGTCCGGCCATTGAACGGTGAAATGACATATCAGATTCTTTATGCTCAGGTTCTTTAGCCATATTAAATTCCTGCGGGGGTTGGGGGAGCCGTTGCAGGAGCACCGCCCGGTGTGGGCTGACTAGCCTGTGGAGCACCACCGCCAAGGTTGGCGTCAGGAGTAGCGCCTGTAGCTCCTTCTATGCCGTTTGTAGCGTCTTCTCCGGGGTTAGGTGTTCCCATGTGTTGCAGCATGTGAGCCACCATATCGTCCTGATTCTTAGAAACGTGCTTCTCGTCAGGGTGGTGTTCGGGATGAGTATGAGAGTGGGTATGAATATATCCGCCACTTGCACCCTTTTCGGTATGAATACTACGAACTTCTTTCTTTGGTGATTTGCTAGAGCCTCCTAAAGACTTTGTAGCACCTTTATAAATATCTTCTTTTGCCATTTATTCTCCTGTATATTCTTTAGGGGCTATTTCATCCCACACGTCTCTTGAAAACTGTCTAATACCTGATTTTGGTGAATACTCTGGGTATAATGTACGAAATACTTTCTCGGCTTGAATAAAGCCTCTAGGCATGTCGCCAATACTTCTTAAGAACATTAGAGCAACACTTGGTCCTCTACTGTGTCCTTTATTACACGCAACTAAAACCTTATCACCCTGCTCTAGCCTGTATTTGATAAACGCTAGTCCTATCTTTATCATGTCTTTATTTACATAATTAGGATCGTCTAGGTCCAACAGATTAAGGGCCATTAGCCTATCACCGCGAACTACTACAAATTTATTTGGTCCTTCCGGTGCGGCTTGAGTAGAATAACCTAGTAACTCTTTATGTCCACTTTGTCCAAACTTACAACACCGTAAACAACTCCAACCGTCTCTATGCGCTATTTTGGTAAAATCTAAATCACTACCTACAAAGATATTATCATGAACTTCAACCATAATCCTCTTAGTTGGTAATAGACGCTTTTCCACTAAACGTTACATTTCCTGTAATACCAACAGCGCCACTAGTTACAGTGTAACAAGTGCTAGCATTAAAAGTTAGCAAACCGCTAGTTCCTATGGGATTTCCTCCCATCGTACTAATATAACAATCTGCCGCTGGAATTGTATATGCGTGGCCGTTATAAGCATTTGATCCCGATCCGCTAGTACACGAACCACTACTAAGTACAAACCCGCCTTTATAAGTACCACTAGTACACATTAATAAATTGCCGCTAGTAACATCTGGACCAATCGAAGGCCAAGGTTTAGCTGAAGGCCACCATGCGGGTTTGGATGATAAATAAAAACTAGCAGGTAATGTGTTATTACTAGGAACAGAATTAGGGTAAGCTGTTATTCCACTAGGAACTTCAGAAGAAACAAACCTAATGCCAGAATTTGCAGGAGTATCTGAGGATTGCGTTATGGCGGTGTAGTTACCCCATCGCATTAAACTTAAAGTAGTATTTGAGTCGTTTGGGACTAAATCACCAAACCCTACACTATAAATAGCATTTCCACTATTGGCGTCAGATGTTGTGTTTTCGTAAATATTTGATATAGCTACAGAACCTAGAACATTTCCAATCACATTATAAAAACGACTAAAGGCATTTATAATAATTGGTGTTAAAGGGTTTGTAGTAATGGTTCCATTATTTTGCTGAAAACCGCTATAAGAGTTTCTAAAAAATGTAATAAAATGATGACTTCCGTGGAAATTATCAGAGTAAAACCCGGTACCTTGGTTTCCCTCAAATAGTATATTTTCGTCACCTACTGCGTGAGTAAAACCAGATTGGTTTTGAAAAGTAGGACTATCAACTGTGTCGAATTTTTCATTAACATCAAAGTTATAAGCAAAAACACAACCGGAGCAACTACCATTAGCAGTATAAGGAGCCGTTACTGCTTCAAATATATTATTCTGAATCAATGAGTCGCTAGCGGGTATGGCCTCAATGCCGTAAGCCGCTGTAACATCGGATTGGTTTATATAAAAATAACTATCTTGAATTGTTATGTGTACAGACTGTAGCATCTGGACATGGGAGCGTCCGGGGTCGATTGACCTAACGCCTTTAACCCAACAGCCTTTGCAATTGAATATCTGTACATTCATTGAAGCACTAGCCGATGTTCCATCAATACTTAGATTCTCTACGCCAGAATTGGATATGGGATGGGTAGCCCACCAAGCTTGAGGGGTTTTTCCAGAAGCCCAGTTTGGCATATATAGACCGGGAGATATTCCTATTGTATAA